GTTATATCAGTACTATTAAGGGTCAAACAATACAAAGTGTTTCTAAAGATACTTTTGATTACTTAGAGTATGATGATGAAAATGTCCCATTTAATCTAAGTTCTACTATTGAAACTTCAGAGGGATATAGTGCAACAGTACATGTTGTAGATCAAAAATTAAAAACAATTTATCTTGATAATGTTGTCAACGGTCCAATTACAAGAGGTACTGTAATTTTTGATACTTCATTAACAATTGATGCCGATGTAGAAACTGAAATATCTGGATTAGCGATTGGTTCTCCAGCAATTGATAACTTAGAGTATAGTGCTGACTTAATTAATGATGTAGATAGTGTTACTGGATATCTTGAATTAACTAATTATAATCCAGGTTCAGGAACAATTGCAAATTTCGCAGTTGGTAAGTATGTTCAGATTGGATCTGAATTCTGTAAAATTATTCAAAATTTTCCATCAGAGAATGCAATTCTTGTAGTTAGAGGTGTAAACAATACTAGTCAAGAATTTTATCCTAATGGAACTACTGTATCTATTGCTGTAGATATTACTGTATTTGATAGTGATAATTTTACAGTAGGAGATATTGTACAGATTACTAATGAAAAATTTGAAATTGTTAATATCAACACAGTTAAAGAAGATGAAGTAGTTGCAACCAAAATTGTTTCTGGTGGTGGTGGTAATACTGGAACATTCTATTTGTTCTTTGATGGTGTATTACAAGATCTTAATGGAGTAGCAGGAGATGTTGTTCAATTAGGTGGTGGTGGTGAAGTTATAGATTTGACGTTTACTCGACTATCAAACATATCTTCAAATCCTCAAGTTCAAATTGGCACCAATGCTGTCTACGATAGTCCTAGTCAATCGTTCATTAATGTAAATATTTTAGCATCTACTTATAGACATACATTAACTTTAAAGAGAGGTCTTTTCTCAAGTGGTTCTGTAACTCATTATCCAAGAACTGCAGTTAATAGATTAAGATTTATTAGTGGAAAAGTAGTTAAGTATGATCAAAATAGAATTCTTGCAAAAATTAATAGTGCTAATAATTCTTTAGTTCAGAATGATTTTGTTAAAATTGATGCTGCATTAGAAAAAACAAATGCATTTGGTGTTAAGTATAATACTGCTACTAATCCAAAACAATTTGAAATTAATACTGGATCTGGATTGAGTGCTTCAATTAATCAATTAGATTTTTATGAAAAATCTATCTATACGTTTACTGTAAGTAATCCAAATTCTAACGCTATTTCTATTGATTTTTATGGACCATCTTATGATACTGTTACTCAAACAACTGTAATTGGTAGAAAATATTTTGATGTTAATATCAAAAAAACTATTGTAGGTGGAAACATTACAAAGTTCTCAATATATCCAGATGATTCAGATTTAACCGAATATATTATGAGAATTAGTAGTGTATCTACTCCTTCTGATTATAAAGATTATATTGTAAATACAATCTCAGAACCAATTAATGGTGAATATACAGTTGTATCTTCAAACACTTCTTATTTTGAAGTTTATGCTACCGAAGATCCTCTTCCTGATAATACCTTTAATTACACATCTAACACTATTAGGTATATCACACGATCAATAACAGCATCTGGAGGTATCAATACTGCAACATTAACATCGGGTGGATTTAATTATACTACATCTCCTGTAATTTCTTCTATTAATACAGTTTCTGGTGAGGGTGCTATTCTAGAACCTGTATCCGATAGTATCGGTAAAATTAATAAAATTAAAGCAGTATCTTCGGGATATGGATATAGTCCAGATCCGACTCAAAAACCATCTGTTATTTTTCCAAGAATTTTAAAAATTAAAAACAATTTTGTTGTAACTTCTCTTAGAGTTGATGATGCTGGAGAGCAATATCTATTTTCTCCTAGAGTTGTATTAAGTGGTGGTGGATTATCAGATAATAATGTAAATCATGCTGTTGTTGAATGTACAGTAAAAAATGGACGCATTTTCACTTCAGAATTAATCTTCCCTGGCATTAGATATAATAGTGCTCCTTTAATTGATGTTGAAAAATATTATTATGCTAAAGTGACTTCAAATGGAGATATTTCCTTCAAATTTGCATTTAATCAGTATATACTTGAAGATGACGTTTTCAAATTTAGAGCATATTACGAAACCAATGGGGTAGAGTATTTTGTAGATAGTGCTATTAACTTTTACGCAAAAATTAATAGTACCACAGTTTCATGTAGAGAGCAACCAGTAGCAAATGGTACTCCTGATGTCAATCCTATGACACAGATTACTTTACCTAATGGAGCAAATCCATCTAGATATGAACTTATTTCTTTAACTAGGAAAGCATCAATTACTGCCATTGTATCCAAATCTGAATTTATTACTGGTGAGAAAGTAACAGTTAATAATAACCCATTGCAAAATGGTTATGTAACTACAAATAAAGGTTGGCAAAAAGGTAGTTCTATTTTAAGAATTGAAAATTACAACTATCTGATTGGCATAAATGACGAAATTAGAGGATCTGATTCTGGTGCTTTTGGTATCGTTGAAAATGCTTTTGGTATTAGTGCTTTAACTAACGTAGAACCTATTATTCAAACGCCTAAGAAATTCTTAGATACTAAATCATTCTTAAGTTCTAGTGCATTAAGATTGCAAGATAGTTACAGATATCAGAAATTTGCATATGAAATTGGAACTGAAATTCCATACAAACAATGGAAAGAAGGATATCAAAAAGCAGCACATCCAACAGGATATAATTTATTTGCAAGAACTTCTATTACTAATGATGTTGGTAATAGAAGTGGTCTTACTTCAATTGTAAAAGTTGAAACTAACGTTAATGAAGTTGTATCATTCCGAACAAAATATAATTATCTTGTAACAAAAAATGTTGGATTTGATGAAGTTCAAGTCAAAAATAGATTGTTAACTGATGTAAAAGAAATTGATAAATCAGTTGTTGCCGCTTTTAATGATATTTCAGATCAATTTAATGGAGTTGATACTGCTTTTGAATTAAAAGTAATAAATCCAAATAAACCAGTAGATGTTGATGGTAATGATGTATTCATTACTGATTATGATGTTGATCAAATGGTAGTCATTCTTGACAACATTATTCAAACTTATGGTTCTTCTTGGATTGTTACCGATGCTGATAAGACCATTAGATTCTCTTCAAGTAGGGATGCTGGTGAGTTATTGCCTAGTGAGGTTATGCGATATAGGCAAGTTAATGATGACACGGTAGTTTATTGTATGGCACAAACTACAGTTGCTGCAACTGATACTTTTGATCTTACTGAATACGATAGTTCTCCATTCCCAGCAGGTATTTTTGCCTCTATCGATGAAGATAACTATATGTGTTTTGTTGATGGTGCTTTACAAGAAAACGCTAACTTTAGTATTTCTGCTGGCGGTGGATCACCAACAATCACATTTGGTGAAGTCCTTCCTATCGGAAGTGAACTTTCAGTGAGATATCTCTCTGGATACTTAAAAAATGAATTTACTACAGGAACTGTTGTTAGCGGCACTCCCATTGTTTTAGCAAACAAACCTAGCGGAAGTACAAGTAAGCATAGTTATTTTGTATTTGTCGATGGTATTGTAATCACAACTTCCGATTATGATATTGATTTAAGTAACAATAATTTAATATTTAATTATGGATTTACTTATGATACTTTAATCATAATTATTGATCCTCTGGGAGTTTCATTAGAAGAACAGTCAACAGTTTTATTAAATACAAAATATGATTATAAAGTTAATGATGGACAACTTATAATACCTGCAGGTCTTGTCATCAAACCTGAAGATTATTTTATTGAAATTGCTGGTGTAGTACAAACTCCAAATATTGTGTATGAAACTGTTACAAGTGGTATTAGAAAAATTAACTTCTTTGAACCACCTCAAAGATATGTCGGAGCAGACAATACGGTTGGTAGACAATTTATTGGTCTTTTATATCAAAGATCAGATGCAGATGGATCATTAGGTACAACTCCTAACTATCAATTTGATGATATTAGTAAGAACATTATCCATACTAAAGAACCTATTGATAATTTTATTGTTGGAGATTTTGTAATTCATTCTAATGAGTTAGTAAATTCAAGAATTGTTAGTAAGAATACTGAAACTACTAGAGTTAATGTTGAAACTGGAAATACTTCAACGGTTGCTGCAGCAGGAACTTTTGATATCGTTGTCAATTCAATACTTAATATTTTTGTAGGTGATAGGGTTAAATTTAAAACATCTTTTGGACTGACTAGTATTGATGATGATGAACTTGAAATTTCTGCTATTAATGAAGGGACACAAACGATTACCCTTACAAATATTAGTTCAGGTAGTTTAAATTTAACTATTGATCAAGATACTAGTATTAGATTCTTACATCATACTTTAACGGTTGAAGATTTGAATGTTGATGCTTCAATTGCTAATAGAGATAATGCCTATCAAAATTCAGATACGGTTGTCTCTGGATTTATCAGTTCTCAGCAAACTAATACAATTACATCTATTGATGAAGAATTTGGTGTTTCTCCCGGAGATACTGTATTTGATGTAGATAGTGCTGTAGGTCTTTCTAATGGTGATTATATTTCAATTGACAGTGTAGAAGTTGTAAAAATTACAAATATTTCATCAAACACTTTAACTGTTACTAGACCTCAATTAAATACAAATTCTCCCCTATTCCATGGTGACAATTCTTCTGTAAGAAAAATAATTCCATATACCTTAACAGTTCAATCATTCACTAGAGGTTTTGATAGTGAAAAGACAGAATTTATTCTAAAGGAAGATGGAAATGACGTATTCATTACTTCAGATAAAGATATTTTTGTTATCGTTAATGGTATCCTTCAAAAGAGAGGATCTTCTTACAATCTGGTTGAAGTTGGAACATCTTATTCAAAATTAGTGTTTACTGAACCACCCTCAGATGGAACACCATTCAATTGCTTCTATGTTGGTGAGCAAATTTCTATTCAGAGTATTGGAAATCAATTTAATGGTATCCAAACTGCATTTGATCTTCGTGATGTTAACGGCGAAATATTTAGTTTGATTTCTAAAAATTCTGAGGTAGAAGGAGGGGCAGATATTTCTGCTAACTTAATTTTGTTTATAGATGGAGTTTATCAAATTCCATCTACTGCTAAAGCATATCCCTCAACATTATCTTCATTTAGATTATTTGGCAGTTTGATTGAATTCTCATCTCCTCCAAAATTTGGATCTGATTTTGAAGGTTATATCTTTGTTGGATCTGCAGCAGATTATAGAAGTATTGATGTTGATGCTACAGTCGAAAGAGGAGATATTCTTGAGCAAGAAAATGAATTTTCTCCAAGAGGTATTATTAATATCTTAAGTTCTGAGAGATTGGCAGTTATTAATTCTAAAGGTCAAAAAAATACTAATCCAAATTCTGGTATTAATCCAGGAAGTATTGGATATGGTTGGTGGTTAAGTAATTTGGTTAGAACTGCAAAAGTTAGAGAATCTTTAAGAGTGAGAAGAACTTTAACATCTAGTATTCATTCATTCACATCTGGTGTATTTCCATTAACAGGTAGAACTTTATACACAACTTCTGTTCCTTCTGTTGAAATTAATAATATCTCTTCAGATTTACCACCAAATCCTGATGATGATACAAATCAAATTACATTTATATTACCTGCAAGTGCTAATTTTGGTACTAGATCAGTTAATGCATCATATACTACATTTGATCCAAGAAATGAATCAATTGCAGGTGATAAAGACGAACTTTTTGGTGTTAAGATTGGTGTTAATTTACCCTTTGATCAAATTGTAAAACTAGATTCTAGCACATCAAGTGAAACTTTTTATGCAGCAAGTGCTTCAGAAACTGGTGGTACTCCAATCAACGATATGGAAGATACTATTACATATGGTGCATCTTTTGCAAATTCTGCACAAGTGATTGCATGGGATCAAACTAACCAACTTCTTTATGTAAAATTAAATGATGTTGCAAGTCCTATTATTGATGGCAACAGTATCCGTTTAGAATCTAATCTAAATATTATAGGACCTGTTGTTTCTGGTGGTGATAACCTCATTGCTGAATATCAATCACTAACGGTTGGTAACGAATTATATTATAACTTCTAGTCCTATAAATAAAAAGAAAACTGTTTAACGATGGCGGCAATTTTAACCGATAGATTTAGGGTAGTTCTTGCTGAAAATTTCAGAAGAAGAGTCGCTTTAGGTGAAGACCCTCAGTTTGTCGATAGCAATGGCAATAGAACTGTAACTGATATTGGTCTGTACTTATTTTTTGCAAAATCTGATGGTTGGGTTAATAACCAACCAGTAAATCCTATTGATAATCAGGAATCAGCATTTAATATGTACGACCAAATGATTGGTCTAAAGAAGATTCCTTCTTCTGAAATTAGATCAGTAATTCCTAACAAAACTTGGGTTTCTGGGAAAACATATGACATTTATCGTCATAACTATGGTTCTATCATTAGTAGTGATGCCAATATCACTAATTATGTTGAGGGTCTGAATACAGAAACTAGTTTATATGAAACTGATTTTTATGTTGTTACCTCAGAGTATAAAGTATACAAATGCTTGAATAATAATAACAATGGGCAATCTACAATTGAACCTTCTTCAACGGGAAGTTCACCATTCACATTGTCTGATAAGTATGTTTGGAAATATTTGTTTAGCGTAAATGCTAATGATTTTGAAAGATTTAAAAGTGATGAGTATGTTCCAATTCCAGAACTGTCTGGTATTGATCCCAATAATGCAATTGTTCCAACTTCAAATTATGGAGGAGCAATTTATAATGTTGTAATTAAAGCAGCAGGTACTAACTATACTGCAAACTCTGAATTTGATATTATTGGAGATGGAACAGGAGGAAAAATTAAAGTACTTGCTACTGATGCTTTAGGTGCTATTACAGAGATAAAAGTACTTAATCCTGGTGTTGGGTACACTTATGGTCAAATTAACACTACAGGAGGTTCTAACGCCGTCTTAGAACCTATTATCACCCCTAAAGAGGGTATGGCAACTACCGGAATATCATTAGAGTTAGGTGCTTATAGATTAGCACTTCACTGTAAATTAGAAAATACTGATTTTGTATTTGGTAATGATTTTAGTGTAGTTGGCGTAATTTATAATCCAGTAACAACTAGTAATGCTCAAACTTTAATTGGTGCTAGAAAAATAACTTTAGATTATGCATCTTCTGGTGTAAGTCCTTTACTGAATAATCCTGAGGATTATGATGATATTCTAATTTCTACACCAGGTGCTGGTAGTGGAGCAACTGGAAGAATTATACACTATGAACCAGACACGTCAAACAACATCTATACAATTTATTACTATCAAGAAAATGAAGTAGGATCTGGTCTTCAAAGTAATGGATCTAGACCCTTATTTGTAGACGGAGAATCGATTAATATTGGTTCAGAAACTGTTACTATTAATACAGTTTCTGAACCAGACATCGTAAGAGGGTCTGGTGAAATCATCTACATAGATAATAGGAATACAATTTCCCGAGCTGCAGACCAAACAGAAGATTTCAAAATTATTTTAGAGTTCTAAAGAGATGCCCCAGACAACTAATCTGAACACCCCTCCTTATTTTGAGGACTTCGACGCAACAGATAACTTTCATAAAGTTCTGTTTCGACCAGGTTTTCCCCTGCAGGCAAGGGAATTAACTGTTTTACAGTCACTACTGCAGGATCAAATTGAAAAATTTGGATCCAGCATCTATAAAGATGGTGCTATGGTGATTCCAGGTCAAATTTCATATGATCTGTATTATACATCCGTACTTATTGAAGATGAGTACTTTGGAATTTCTTCTGATACAATTAAAGATTTTATTGTTGGACAAACTATTATTGGACAAACGTCTGGGGTAAGAGCAAGAGTTGTTAATGCAATTTCTTCTCAAGAATCAGAAAAGGGCAAAACCACTCTCTTTGTTAAATATACAAGTGCTGGATCTTCAAATACATCTGCATCTTTCCAAGATGATGAAATTATTTTAGCAGAAGATTCATTTAGTATTGGAGAAACTGTAGTCCAGGCAGATACGGACTTTGCAAAATGCGTTACAGAAAACGCTACACATGTTGGATCTTCCGCTAAAATAACTCCTGGAATTTATTTCGTCAAAGGATTTTTTGTATCTGTAGCAGAACAAGATATTATCCTTGATCAATTCGGTGTATATCCTTCTTATAGAATTGGTTTACAAGTTTTAGAAACTATTGTAACGCCAGAAACTGATACCTCACTTAATGATCCATCACAGGGATATTCTAACTATTCTGCACCTGGAGCACATAGATTACAGTTACAAGCAAAACTTACTAAGAAAAGTTTAAATGATGATTCAGTAACGGACTTTATTGAATTATTAAGATTAGAAGAAGGTGAACTTTTAGAGATTGTTCAAACTAGTCAAGCCTCACTTGCTCGTACATTAGAAGATACTTTAGCAAGAAGAACTTTTGATGAATCTGGAAATTATGAAGTAAAAAGATATAAATTTACAAAAGACGAATGTCTCAATAATGGCATTAATAATGGAATCTTTTCTACTGAAGGTCTTACTGATAATGGTAACATTCCCTCAAAAGATTTATATGAAGTCAACGTAAGTCCTGGTAAATCTTATGTTCTTGGATATGAAATTGAAAATATTGTAACCAATTATGTTGATATTGAAAAACCAAGAACTACTGATATCGAATTAAATCGACTTATCAGTACTAATGGTAGAGGATTTGAGTTTAGAACTGCTACAGGTAACGAACCAACCTATGACAATCTCAATGCTGCATATCAAACGCAACAAATTGCAGCATTAAAAGATGGAGGAAGTGTAATTGGTTATGGATTATTTGTTGGATTTGAAACTGATTCTACTTACGATATAGTTAGAGTTTGTTCTATTGAATTTATTAACTCTAGTCAAAATATTAATTTAGTAGATAGTATCGTTATTAATGGTTCTATTAACTATGAAACTAATGCTGTTAGTGGTGGGCACACATTTACTGTAAATGGTACTGGTGGTAGAACACAACCATATATTTTTAAAGTATCTGGTAACAATATTATCAAATCAGTAGAAGGTGTATCTATTTTTAATCACCTAGGTGTTGCCACAGGAACTATGAATGCAAGTGGAACTGGTGGATCTGTAAATATCCCATTTGCTTCATCTAATCTCGGTGATTACACTTTAAGGATTGATAATGATGGTGTTAGCACTACTAGAGATCTGACTGTTGCAACGCCAGATATTAGTGGTAGTTCATTCTCTTTTAATATTGCCACTGATGCAAGTACTGCAAATGATACTTTTGTATTATATGGTCCAAAAAATATATCTAATCCTGTATTGAAATTAACAGCTCTTAAAAAAATGAGAGTGGTTAAACTTAGAGATTTAGATTCTACAGATAAGTATGATATAAATGATATCAAACTAAGTTTAGGTCTTACCAGAGTATGTAAAGTTCATGCTATTTACAACTATAGTGATGAAGCTAGTCAAAATCAAGGTGATGCTGATGTAGTTTATCCAAATGTAACTTATGGTTCAGGTACTCCAGTATTCACACCAGGAGAAATTGTTGTCGGGAGATCTAGTGGAGCAAAAGGAAGAGTTATTAAGCAACAAAATAGTACATCAAAATTATATTTTGTTTACGAAACATCTTCAAATTTCATTCCTAATGAAGAACTTTATGGATATCAAAGTGCTTCAACTGCATCTGTAGTATCAGTAAATAGTAACGGTCTTCCAAATATTAAGAGTAGATACAACCTAAATGATGGACAAGGAGATCATAGTTTTAATTTCTCTTCACTCGTAAAAACAAACGTAGGAAGTTCTATTACAAACGGAACTTCTCTTTGGGTTGTATTAGATCATTTTGAAGATGATAATGCTTCAGGATTATTTTACACTAGAAACTCTTATTACAATGCTAGTATTGATGAAATTCCATATTATGAGACAGGTGATACAAAATACTATTTGAATGATACTGTTGATTTTAGAATCAACCAAACAGATGTATTTTCAGTTGGTAATGGGGAATATAACTCTCCTCATAATATTGATCAAACTCAAATTATTGCCGATACAAAACTTTCAAATTATGGTAACTTTAATTACATTTATGGTGATTCAAAACTTCCTGGTGGGTTTATTGAAGCAAATGAAGTAGAATATTTTCTTGGAAGAATTGATCATCTTTATATTAACAAAGATGGTGAGTTTATTACTAAAAAAGGAGTTCCTGCATTAAATCCTAAAGAACCTGGTGATGAGATTAAAAATGCTATGAAGATGCTTTCTATTAGCATGCCTGCATATGTTAGAAGTTTAGACGATATTATTTTCGAGAGATTTACTAACAAACGTTATACCATGAAAGATATTGGTAAACTTGAGCAAAGATTGGCAAATGTTGAATATTACACTCAATTAAGTTTACTTGAGAGTGAAACTGTCAATTCATTTATTTCAGATTCCAATGGATTGAACAGATTAAAGAATGGATTTCTTGTAGATGGTTTTACTTCACACAGTGTTGGTGAACCTAGACATCCAAATTATCGTTGCTCTATGGATATGGCGTTGGGAGAATTAAGACCCCAACACTACACTACTAATGTGCCACTAACTTATGAGGAAGTTCCTACAAATTATATTAAGGGTGATGCACTTATGCTTGACTACACCCATAAAGTTATGGTCAATCAACCATTTGCTTCTGGTGTAGAAAACGTTAACCCATTTGCTGTCGTATCTTGGGTTGGATTTATGACCATTACCCCAGCAATTGATGACTGGGTTGATGAAATTCGTTTGCCAGAATCTCTTACTGAGGTAGAAGGAGATTATGCTGCTACATTATGGGCAAATGAAATTGATCCTAATACTGGATTTGGACCAACTGAATGGAATGCATGGCAAACCACTTGGTCAAGTACTAGTAGTAGCAGTAGTAGATCTACAAGAACTGAAAGAACTAATGGCGGTGCTCCAATCCGAAGAGTTACGACTTCATCTTCGTCGTCCACTACTAGAACTGGTCAAACCAGAACTGGTATCAGACCTTCAGTTGCTCCTAGAGTTGATAGAGAAGTTCTTGGAGATAGAGTTGTTGATATCAAGTATGCTCATTGGAAGAGATCTAGAAACATTCAAATCAATGCCCAAAGATTAAAACCAAATATTCAAGTTTACTCTTTCTTAGAAGGCAGAGATGTAAATGCATACTCTACTCCAAAGATCCTGCAAGTAAATGTTACTAGCACAGTTCAATTTAGTGTAGGTGAAGATGTTATTGTAAGTGGTAACGTTAATAGAAAATTCAGATCAAAAATTCTTGCTCCAAGGAGTTATTCTGATGTTGATCTATTGATAGATCCATATTCTGGAAATGCAATGCCTGAAAATTATTCGGCAAATACTTCAGTATTAAATTTAGATATTGAAAGTATGAATGAATTAGGTGCTTCTGAATATGGTGGTTATGTACTTGAAGGAGATACTTTAGTTGGACGTACATCAGGTGCAACTTGCACTGTAACTGGTAAAAAAATGATTGCCGATGAATCTGGTGGTCTTTATATGTCTCTGTTTATTCCAGAACCATCTGAAGAAGGTAATCCAAGATGGAAAGTTGGTGAATCCACATTAAGATTAACTGATTCTACAACTAATTCTCTTGTACCAGGAGAAGTAGATAGTTCTGTGATTGGAACTTATAATGCTTCGGGAACCACATTTAGTAAGCAACAAGATGTTCTTTTAGTCAGGAACTCAGATACTATTCAAAATAACGTTAGTCAAAGTAGAGTTCTTACTAGCAGTTCTTCTAGTTCATCAACCACGTTTGGTGGATGGTTTGACCCTCTTGCACAATCATTCTTAGTAGAAGATTCAGGTGGTGTATTTGTATCTAAAATTGACATTTTCTTTAGAACTAAAGATAAAACTCTTCCTGTTACCTTACAGATTAGAGAGATGGTTAATGGATATCCAGGACCAACTGTCTTGTCAACTATTAACAAACTTCCTTCGCAGGTTAATCTTTCAGAGGATGCTAGTACTGTAACAACTTTTGAATTTCCAACTCCAGTATATCTTGGAGAACAGAAAGAATATTGCTTTGCTATCTTAACTTCTTCTGTAGAATATAAAGTATGGTTGTCCGAAATGGGGCAAGATGATATTAATGGTAATAGAATTTCTGAACAACCGTATGCTGGTGTTCTGTTTAAATCACAAAACGCATCTACATGGACAGCAAATCAATTACAAGATCTTAAATTTACCATATACAGAGCAGAATTTGATATTTCACAGAAACCTGTAATTAAATTAAAAGCTGATAATAGTGGATTAAATCAGTTCTCAGTATTGAGAAATGATCCTATTGAACTAACAGTTAATGGTAATTATATGAAGGTTAATCATTATAATCATGGTATGCATGATCCTTCATCTTTTGTTGATATTAAAGGAGTAAGTACAGAGGAATATGCAGAATTAGCAGGTGATTGGACTGGTACTCCCGCCACTGCTGTTACCGTTAAAGGTAATCGTAGTTATTTTGCATATTCAACTAATATTGATGGCGCAGTGGCTTCTGCATCTAACCCAGGATATATTAAGATTGGTGATGCTGTTTACAGTTATGATCCAGCTGGTGGTGTTAGTGCTGAAAGTAACGGAACATACACAATCACTACAATTTCTAGAGTTGAAGGATCAATTCCAAACGGAGGATTTAAAACTGCAGATAAATGGATTGTTGAAAATTATGTGAAAGATGGAGTTCCTCTAACCTATATTAATAAAATTCATAGTAATTTAAAATGGATTACACTTGATTCTTATCAAATCGCAATTCCAATTACTAGAACATCTACAGGTCCATTGAACTTTACCTTTGGTGGTTCTAGAGTATATGCAAGTAAGAATGTTATGTATCATAACGTTCTACCATTAGTTAATTCTATTGAATTGCCTGGTACTTCAGTAATTGCTTCTTATAAATCATCTTCTGGAACTTCTTTAGAAGATGGAGAATTTTCTGATCCAACAAATTCTTCTACTCCCTCACAACCTTCTTATGTTAGAGAATCTAGATTTTACGATGTTCTTCTTAATGAAAATAATGAATATTCAACCCCTAGATTGATAACATCTGCTGTTAATGAAATTAACCAAATGCAGGGAAATACCTCTACAAATCTCTATCTTGAACTTAGTAGTACTAAATCTAATTTAACTCCTATTATTGATACTCAAAGAATTAGTTTAGTTACTACTGCAAATAGAGTTGCTAATATTGATGGTAATGTTGATAAAGAATATTTCTTTAATGACAATACTAATTACGTTGATATTGGTGCTGAATCAGTTGAAGATTTTAACCCTGGAAATTATATTACAAAATTGGTAACATTAGAAAATTCATGTACTGGATTGAGAATAGAATTTGCTGCATTTAATCCTAGTAGTTCATGTAATGTTGATGTTTATATTAAAGCATTAACAGGTGAAGAATCTAATCCAAATGATGTTGATTGGCGAGAAATTACTACTCCTAGTTACAGTTCTCTTCAGGATGAATTTGTCTTTAAAGATTATAAATTTGATTATGATGTTACTGATGTTGCCACTGGAGGTAGTGCCAGTGCTACATTCACTAAGTTCCAGGTTAAGATTCGTATGAGATCTACAAACCAGGCAATTGTACCAATACTAAAAGATTTAAGATGCATAGCACTAGCTTGATTCCTGTTGATGGTCATGATAATTTTTATCGTGACCCAAACAGTGGCGCTATAATTAATACAAATAAATCAGATTTTGAAAAATATAAAGCAATTTCTAAAAATAGAAATAAATTTGATGAAAAAATAGAATCAACTGCAAAAGAAGTTTCTGCTTTAAAAACTGAAATTACAGAAATAAAGCAATTATTACTTAAGTTAGTTGATGGTATAAATACTTGATGATATAGGATATACCTAATGTTAGCTGCGGTAACTAATTTAGTTGTTTATCAAGGAAGTGATTTTCAAAATACCTTCTTTGTAACTAATGATAATGGATCGCAGTTTAATTTGACTGGTTTCTCTGGAGAATGCTTAATTAAAAAGCATTATAGTAGTAGTTCTTCTACTACTATGCAGGTTAATATCAATCCTCCAGAAAATTCAGGGTCAGTTACCATAGCACTGACTAATTCTGTCACTGCTTCTATGACCCCTGGTAGATATGTTTATGATGTAGTTTTGACTGATTCTAGTGGGATTAAATCCAGAGTATTAGAAGGTATATTAACAGTAGTAGAAGGAGTAACACTCTAATGGCAAGGATTAGGTTTGGAGATCAGATTTCACCTCAAGTGTCTCGTGTGGCACTTGGCGGTGCTGCGACGATTCAAAACTTAGGTGATGTTGACACCAACACCAATGGTTTAGGAGATGGTTATCTCCTAATTTATAATCAATCAACAAGTAGATTTGAATCTGGTAATGTGTTAAATAACGTAACGGTAAACGGAGGATCATTCTGATGGCATCAACCATCCTAATTAAAAGAAGTACAGGTACAGTTGTACCAGCTTCACTAGAATTTGGCGAAATTGCTCTTACGGTTGGTGCTGGCACACAGGTCAACCGTGGCGACAGAGTTTTCGTTGGAGATAACAATAGTACAGTTCAGATCATTGGCGGTAAGTATTTTACCGACCTACTCGATCATGTTCATGGAACCTTAACTCCATCTTCAGGAGTTATTGTAGATAGTAACTCAAAGGTAGATAGATTTAGAGTTGACGATGTTAACATTGATGCTAACGTTGTAGAAACTGATACGACAGATACTGATCTGATCTTCAGAGCAAACGGCACTGGTAAACTTGTCATCGAAGACGGACAAGAACTAGAGTTTGGTACTAGTGGAGATGTTGAATTACTGTTTAGTGATAGTGATGCAACATTAGATATTAAAAGAGTAGGTGCAACTGTACCTGACTTACGCATTCAAGATGATATGCGTATCTACTTTGGTAGTGATAAAGATAGTGGTATCCGTTATGATGAAAACCAAACAGACACCCTTAGAGTTAATGGTGCTGATTGGACTTATGATAATGGCGTTGCAATTCAATTCAACGACACTACAAACGCAACAAACTCTACTACTGGTTCAGTAAAACTTGCTGGTGGTCTGGGTGTTGCACAAACTGCATGGATCAAAGATCTTGTAGTTGATGATGATGTAACTCTTGGTACTGCTAGTACTGATATTCTGACTGTTGAATCAACCACTACGTTTAATGCTAACGTAACATTCAACGGAAACAACACTTATAGCGGTACTACAAGTTTAACTGGTCAATTTAACATTGACAACTTGAGAATGGATGGTAACACCATCTCTACAATTGCTGGTTCTCAGATTATTCTGGACCCTGATCCTGCTGCAGGAGACGCTGCTGGTGACCTGATTGTTCGTGGTAACCTGCAAGTTGCTGGTACGACCACTACTGTTAACTCAACCGAGATGACAGTCAACGATCCTGTTTTTAACATTGGAGATACTACTTCACAGAAAGCAGTCACTTTACAAGCACCATCTTCAGGAACAACACTTAATGTTGACAATCCATCTGGTATTGCAACAGGTGGTCTTGTAACTGGTACTAATGTAGGTACTGGTGGAAGAACTATTACACAAATTGAAGTAGTTTTTCATACTGATGCTGGTTTCAGTTCATCGCCATCTGTTGGCGATCCCATTTATCATTATGATGGTGGTGTTTATCAGCAACTTGGTACATTCCAAGCACAAACTTCAAATACTTTAAGAGTTACTCTTCTTAGTGCTCTTTCTTTAAGAGAGAGTGGATTCTATGAAGGTGACGCTCTTACTGATGGTTCTAGTGGAACTCCACAATCTATTAATTTAGTAAAGGATGTAACTGATCAAACAGTATTTGAAACTACAACACTTACTTTAAGTTCTGGCATTTCTGCTCAAATTGAAGTTGGTGATTATGTTACTGTAACTCAAGGATCCAATGATGGTATGGATCGTGGTATTCAATATTCATACCACAATGGTTCTGCAATTAAGAATGGATTCTTTGGTTTTGACAGAACTGCAGGAGAAGATGGTCTTGGTGCATTTACATTTATTGAAGATGCTACTAACACCAACAACATCTTTACTCATGTAAAAGGTGCTGTACAATCAGTTAAGATTGAACAGGATGATCTTGACCAACTAGTTGTTACTACTTTACCTGCTGCTGCAAGTCAAACTTATAGCAACCTAACACCAACCGGTGGAGTAGGTAATGGATTTACAGTTACAGTTGCTCGCGATGCTTCTGGCGTTATTGCAATTGGAAGTATTTCAATTGTAGGTGCTGGTACTTATTACCAAGAGGGTGATTTACTCACCATTGCTGGTAACTTAATTGGTGGTTCTGCTGGTGCAGATGACTTGCAATTAAGAGTAACTGCAATTTCAGTTTCAAGAGGTACAGTTTTACTGGGCGATCTTGAACTGGATGTTGATCTTGCAGTTAAGCAAGGTGGTACGGGAAGATCTGAGTTCAATACTAACGGCATTCTTTATGGAAATGGCGCTGGTGAACTATTAGAAACCGCTGCCGCAAATATGGCAAGTCCAGGCGTTGGACCGGATGTTGCTACCTCATTCCAGATCCTGACAGTTACTGCTGCAGGAGTTCCCGTCTGGACTGATACCATCGACGGGGGAACTTTCACCTGAGGTTAAACAATGAAAAATGATTTAGATATAAATGTCCTTATTTCTACCCTTCAAAAAAGGGTGACTGACTTGACTCTTACTAATGTTGTGTTGGAAGCGAGAAATACGGATTTAACAAATCGGTTAAATAGTATCATAGAACAGTCACATTCAGAGAATGCTATAAATGGCAAGCAGAATCAAGCTAAAGAGATCCCTAACTCCGAACTCAGTACCGACGACTTCTGATCTTACAGATAAGGAAGTTGGACTTAATATTAATGATAGGACGCTATTCGTCAACAATAATGGCAATATTGTTGAAGTCCTAAATGCGGATCCGAACGATGAAAAAATTGTTCCTTCAATGCTCTCAGGTGCCATCACTGATGGTGTTGGGAAAACTTGGTATGTTTCGACAAACGGAACTGATCAAGCAACCCTTGGTTCTGTAAACCCTCGCCATGGGGAAACTACTGGAGCAAATGTTTGGGGTAAAACTCCAACGACTTCCTTTGCTTCATTAAAGTATGCTCTTGATAATTATGTTCAAGAGGGTGATACTGTTATTGTTGCTGCTGGTACGTTTACTGAAACATTCCCACTGACTGTTCCTGTGGGAGTAACTATTACGGGAGATAGTTCAAAATCAACATTTATTAAACCAACGGTTGGTACTAATCAACTTGATGCTTTCTTAATTGAAGGCAATTGCACCATTCAAGATATTTGTGTAAAAGAATTCTTTTACAATACATCAAATGACACTGGATATGGATTTAGATTAAAGTCAACATATGTTGTCTCTGCTGACGGAAGAAGACCATATATTCAACGCTGTAGCGTAATTACACAAGGGAGTAGTGTATCTGGGTCAGACCCCCGTGGATTCGCTGTTGGAGACGCTGGTAGGGGTGCCTTAGTAGATGGATCAAGTGTAGGTGCATCATCCGCTGAAGCAGCACTACTGTTTAACGAGTGTACATTTGTTGTACCCAATGCAGTAGGTCTGTATCTTAAGAATGGAGCACGTGCTGAATGGTTGAACTCATTCACATATTTTGCTTCCGATAGTATTAAAGGTGAAAATCCAGGCGGCACCGGTTTTAAAGGAGCAGGTAAAACCAGATTAAAACTTAACAATATTACTGGTACGTTTAATTCTGCTGACACTATTACTTACTATGACACTGATGGTGTCACTGCATTAGCATCAGGAACAATTGATTCTAATGATGGAACTTACATATATGTTGATGGACAGGGTACTGGTGAATTTACTGAGGCAACTGCAGATACTGACGGTAAATCAATCAGCGTATTTGGCGATGCTCAAATATCTACAACTCAAAAGAAATTTGGTACAGGATCTGTTCTTCTAGATGGAACAGGTGATTATCTGTCATTAGCAACATCATCTGACTTTGGTTTTGGGACTGGTGACTTTGCTGTTGAAGCATTTGTACGCCCAACATCTATTACTGCTGGAAAGATCTTTGACTTTAGATCAGCAAGTCCAGATGTAGCAGTGCTGATTGATATGACAGGTGCAGGTGTGATCCGCCTGAATGTTAATGGATCTAACGTAATTACTGGCGGAACCTTAACTGTCAATACTTGGCATCATCTTGCAGTATCTAGAGTTAGTGGTGTAACTAGTTTATTCATTGATGGCACTAGAGTTGGTTCTGCATACACTGATACCAATAACTATGGCACGTCTAAATCATTGAAGATTGGTGCTAATTTCAATGGTGCTGATCCATTTACTGGATATATTGACGAGATTAGAATTTCCAAAGGTGCTGCAAGATATGCAAATGCAGGCACTATTACTGTACCTACTGCTGAATTTGCACCTGATGTAAATACATCACTTCTGATTCATGCTAACGGTCTTTCTGGTAGTACAAATATTATTGATGGTGGAGTTACCTCTCAAGATATTAGATCTTCCTCAGGTGGTTCTGCTGCTTTCATTACCTTAGCAGATTACACTGATTTTGGTGCAGAACTTCGTTCTATTGGTTCTGCCTCAGTATATGGAACACGTGGTGTTACTGCAGCAGGTAAAGGCGTAAGATTACGTTGTGTTGTTCATAACTTTGGATATGTTGGTTTAGATGCTGATCAAAGTAATGATATTAGTAATGTAGTACAAGCAGATGAAGTAATTGAATCTGGTGGCGGTAGAGTTCTCTTTACTAGCATGGATCAGAATGGTGATTTCCGTGTTGGTAATGCATTCTTTGTAGATCAAGAAAACGGAACTGTTTCTTTTGCTGGTGGAGATCAAGGATCTGGAACTACATTTGACCAAATTACAGTTACTGGTACAGGTAATACAACAACTATATTACCAACGCAGATTTCTGTTGGTAACTTAGAATTTTCTGGTGACCTTATTAATAATGCGAGTTCTAATGGTATTGAACTTGGTTCTACGTTAGAACTTATTGATGGTGCATCAAATGATCCATCGCTCACGTTTGTAAACGACAACACTACTGGATTATTCAGAGATAATGATTTTGTAGAGTTAAATTTAGATGCTAATGGAGATGAAGATGTAAACAGTCCTATAGGACCACCATTAGCATTCTCATTTAACAATGCTAGAAAACTACAAGTTGGTAGAGAAGTAAGTTCTCTTGTAGATTTCAATATTGCAAAATCAAGTATTGCTTCTATTACAGTTGCATCAGCAGGTACTAATTATCCTCCGGGTCAGCATACTAGTCCAACAACTGGAGGTTCCGGTAGTGGTGCTAAACTTGCACTTTTAGTTTCTCCATGGGCAGGTAGTATTACCAATCGTGGTAGTGGTTATACGCCAGCACTCACTCAGGCAGAAGATGTTACTGGTGGTACTGGTACTGGCGGTCAAATTGACCTTGAGATTTTTGGTATTGAAGATGGCACTATTAATGGTGGTAGTGGATATTACAATCCTACAGGAGATGTACAAGTATATAATAATGTAAACCTACAAAGTGGTAGCGGCACTGGTGCTCAGGCAAACCTTACTGCAAGTGGCGGACAGATTACTGAGGTTGAAATTGTAGTTCATGGAACAGGATATAATGTAGGCGATGTTCTTACTGCTTCTAATGCAGATCTTCTGTATACTGATCCAGTAACTCAAGATCCTCTTACTTCTGGTGGTAGTGGATTCTCATATACTTTAACAAATGTTCCAGGTTCTGTTAAATCGATTACTCCAAATACTACACCTTGGACAGGTATTGGATATGTAATAGGTGATGTTATCAGTTTCACTGATAGTTTTGGATCTGGTTCTGGATTCCAATTCACTATTTCTGCTCTTGGTGTTCCGACTGCGGTTGGTAATACTGATGGTATTACTCTTGGAGATACTGGAGAAGGTTATAACGTAAATGATAGATTAAATACTACCTATAATGTAGACACTAGTGTTCCTATTGCTGGAGATACTTGGAGTGATCTTATTGATGGTGCTTTTAATTATATTACATATAATGTTCTTGCAAATCCAGGTATTAATGACACTCCTGGTAATAAGTATTTCCTTGATCTTGGTGATGGAGCAGGTTATGTTGAGGCACCTGATTTAAATCTTCAAAGAAATTATGTCTATAATTTTGTATTTACTGATGGATCTGCAGGAACTCACCCCATCCATTTTTCAACTACTCAAGATGGAACTCATAATGGTGGCACCCGTCTGACTGTAGGTGCAACAACTGGTAAACCAATCACTAGAGCACACTACGATGCTAATGGTACTCTTGACGGTTATCAATTAATTGTAACTGATGAACTTCCAAACACTCTATATTATTACTGCGAAATTCATACCGGAATGGCAGGTAATTCTGGTGGTGGGAATGAAGCACAGGTTAATATTTTAGGAACGTATCAAGGTGGTTTAGCAGTTGATGTTGCTACACTTGCTAAAACTACAGAAATTGAACTTAGAACTGATGGTGAGATTGTAGCTACTACAATTTCTTCTGGATCTCAAACTAACACTGGTACAATTACCAGTCAAAATTTAACTCTTCTTGCACAATCAGGCATCGGTGGTGATCTCACCATGGATGGAAACCTTGATGTTGGTGGTAATATAACTGTTGTTGGCGACCTTGCTGTTCAAGGTGCTAGTGAATTTAGTGCTACTGTTGGTGGTGCTGGTGAAATTTCTATTGGCGATGCTGATGCTGATATAGTCAATCTTAGAGGAGATATTGTATTTAATGGTGTCTATGGTACACCAACACCTCCTGCAACACTTGGACCTTTAGAAGGTGCAAACTTTATGGTCGATGCTACTGCGAATCGCATCGGCATTAATCAGCATTTACCTTTATACGATTTAGATGTTACTGGGGTTGTACATAATACTGGAGATGTGTTCCTTGCATCTACCGCAAATGAAACTGTACATATCGGTAGAGATCCTGTCGCATATGTACACAATGAAGGTGTAACTTTAGATGTATCAGGTGACGTAGAAGTTACAGGACATTTATTACTTCAAGATGGTAGTGAAACTGATCCTTCAATTAGATTTTCATCTTCAGGTGAAGTACAAGGTATTTTTGCTCACAATCCTACCGGGACTACCTATGGTATTTCGTTCACAAATGAATCAGGTAGAACAGCAGAATTTAATCCAGGTGAGTTTAAATTCTATAGAAATTTTGAATTTATATATGAGTCAATTAATGAAACTACACTAACTGGAGGTTCTGGTTATGTAGATGGAAACTATACTAATGTAGTTGCAGTAGGTGGAAATGGTTCAGGATTACTTTATGATATTACTGTTGCATTTGAAACTGCAATTACAACAGGAGGTGCAGGGTATGATGATGCGTTATATGAGGGCGTAATTGTAACTTCAGTTACAGGTGCCTCTGCCGGTGCATTGCAAACGTTTACTATTGCTGATGCAGGTCTAAACTACTTTGATGGAACTTATACTGGCGTTACATTAACTGGAGGAACTGGTAGTAGTGCAACAGCAGATATTACTATTACTGGCGGTAGCGTAAGTGCTGTATTTGCAAACAATGTAGGTAGTGCTTATACCGTAGGTGATTTATTTACTGTTGATGTTGCAGATGTTGGTGGAAGCAAACTTGAAACTTTAACAATTACTAATGGAGGAAGTGGATATTCTGATGGTTCTTATCTAGCAGTTCCTATTGTTACTAGTAGTGGTGCTGGAACTAATGCAACAGCAGATATTACAGTTTCTGGTGGTGCAGTTACTGCTACAGTCGTTCAAGGACAAGGTGGTGGATATGCAGTAAGCGATTCATTAACTATTGCTCCTGATGATATTACAATTTCAGTCCTTTCTGGAGTTAATATTTCAAATGCTGGAACTGGATATGCAAATGGTTCTTACACTGCAGTAGGATCACTCCAAACTAATGTTAGAGAAGGTCTTGCAGGTGGTGGTGCAACTTTTGACATTACGGTTTCAGGAAATGTAATTACGGCAGCTACTATTGATTCTGCTGGTACAAATTATCAAGTTGGTGATACTTTATCAGTTGCTTCCTCTGATATTGGTGGAGATGGTGCTGGTAGAATTAATGGTGTTACAATTACTAATGGTGGCACTGGATATGTAGATGAAATTTATGCTGGCGTTGCTTTTACTGGAGGAAGTGGATCTGGTGGTATTGCAGAAATTACTATCAATGGTGGTGTAATTGATTCAATCATTGTTACCGATCCTGGAACTGGATACAGTGTTGGCGATACCTTATCTCTTAGTGGTTATGGTGGAGCAGCAATAACAGTCAATACTTTAGTCCAACCATCTGGATTTGAATTAACAGTATCTGGTATTACAGTTGGTAGTGGTTTAGTTTTAACACCTAATACTTTAATTACAGGTAGTGGAATTTCTCTTGAAGCAGCAACAGTTGCTACTGGAACTGGTGGATCAGGTGCTTCCGCTGATATTACGGTTGTTGCTGGTATTGTTACTGAAGTTGTCATTACTGATGCAGGTTCAGGATTCTCAATTGGAGATACGATCAGAGTAAATGATTCTGATATGCTTTATGATGATGGGTCTGGTCAACAAGTACCAACAGCAACTCCAACGCAACAAATGTTGCTAACGATTAGTGCTTTAGGTTCTGTTACTGTTGCTAATATCACTGATTTTGGTGAAGGTTATAAAATTGCTGACGTATTATCTTCACCAAATAGTGTTCTCGGTGGACAAGGAAGTGGATTTGAATTAGCAGTTGATTCTCTTACAAGTGACATAACTGTCACAATTGATGAAAAATTAGGACAACTTGGAGTTAAGGTATTTGATTCTGAAACTCTTACTGTTGGTAATTCTCTTGCACTTACTGCTTCAGGGATTGCTAAAACTGTAGGAGGTAATTTAAATCTAACCACACTAGTTGATAACTTTGTACAAATTGGTGGTAGTCAAGCACTCATAATTCCTGCAGGTAATAGTGCTTCTAGACCTGTTGGTATTGAAGGTATGATTCGCTATAATAGCGAAGTATTACAATTTGAAGGATTTAATGGTATCTCGTTTGTATCCTTAGGTGGTGTTCGTGACGTTGACCTTGATACATTTGTCACAGCAGAAAATACTACTGCTGAAGATGATGATACATTCAGATTCTTTAATGAGAATATAAGAACTATTACTCTCACTAAAGATAAGTACACACTTAATAATGCTGATGAGGTTGAATATACTGATCTTGATAAAGTAAATTTATGGGTAGAAGGAACAACTGTTACTTCTCCTTATGCTGCAACTAGTTTTGTTCCTGATGCTACTGTTGTAAGCACTGCAGATAGTTCATTTACACTTACTGCACATAATTTAGTAGAAGGAGTAATTGTTGCTTATGCAGCAACTGGTGGAACAGTCATTGGAGGTCTTGGAGATGGAACTGAATATTATGTACATGTCGTAGATGCTGATACAATTAAACTTGCAGTAGATGAGAATTCATTAACCAATGCAATATATGTTCCAATCTCAGGAACCTCTACAGATCCTCAGCATACATTTACACCAGTTGCTGCCTCAGTAACTGATGTACTTTATTATTATGAAAATAGAGTATACTCAATACAAACTTCTGGTACATTTGATGCACTAGCAGCATCATTCCCAACTCATGATACAGGAACTGCAACTAATGGTACTGTTGATCTTAGATATGAAAGAACTACTTACTCAAGTCCTACATTCTTTGGAAATAATTTTAATACTGTTGTAGATAAATTTCAAATTAATACTGGTGCAATTAATTTAAAGGGCGATATTACTTCTGGTATTATTGAAACAGAATCACCAGATCTTAAATTACAATTTGATAACGCTGGTACACTGCAACCATTCTTAAAATTAACTAGATCTGGTGGTATTTCAGTTAATACTGACTATGGAGTTTCAGAAACATATAAAGAAGTTTTAGATTATGAGTTGCAAAAATTAACTCTTGTTGATACTCAAATTGCAAGTGGTGTTGCAACCTTAGATACTTCGGTTGGTGTATCTTCTGCCATTACTTTTGGTGCTTATACCGATTCATACTCAGGCAAATTTATAGTAGAAATTACTGATGACAGTGCAACACCAAGAAAACAGTTTAGTGAAGTGAGTTACTTGGTAAGTTCTGACGGAACTAATATTTACTACACAGAAAATAGTAAACTATATACTGATATAGTATTATGTGATGTTACTGTAGACGTTGTATCTAACAATGTTCAAGTTAACATTAATGATCTGACTTCTTCTAGCACAACAGTATTTACAATTAAGGTTGTTAATCACAATATTCAGGCATAATTAAATGGCAACACAAAATTTACAATCATTTCAATCTGAGGGTGGATTCTCAGTTACCGAAGCAACTATTATTGATGCTGATAGGAATATTATTGATGCTCATACTGTAAAAGTTTTAGATAATTCTAATAATAAAACTTTTAAGAAAGAGTATATGACTCATTTTACATCAACTGATGCAAATGCATCAGGTGAAATGCTTCCTACTCATGAAGTTGAAGCAGATAGGATTGTATTTTTAACTGGTTTTGTTCTTGCAACTTGGGTTGGATATCCAGTTGCTGTATTTAATGCAAATGCCAATAGTACTACTGTATCTTGTTCTCTTCCTGATCATGCTCTAACTACTGGTGATATCGTCACTGTTGATTTTGCAAACAATGCTAGAGATAGTTTTAATGGATCTTTTGCTGTTACAGTAATAGATAATTCAAATTTTACATTTGATACATTATCACCTTTGGATATAAATGCTCCTGTTCTACAAGAAAATTTAGAAATTACATCTTATAGTTTAAATTGGGAGTTTGCCGTTAAAGTAGAATCTGCTGTTGTTAGTGATTCATCACAAGTACTTACAATTGCAGCAATTGCTAATACTATTGTAAAAGATAATGTTCCTCCAGGTCATACTTGGTCGGTTGAACCAAGCGTAAATAATACAAGTAAAGTATTAACATTTACTCCTTCAGTTGCTTCTAACGCTGGTCTTGAATTGCGTGGTAGTGGTGTTAGATGGAGTAGTAAGGTAGAAATCGTCTACAGCGAAAGAAACTATTAATAATTAGATAAATAAATCTATACGGAGACCATAAAGGTAGCATGGCTTTAGAATTTAATGCAGATCGCCAAGAGATTAGAGCTAATCAACTCAAACTTAAGAATGAATCTAGTATCAGGTTAGATCTAGGTGCCGGTGCTGATGAGAAAGTTGCCATTTTTGGTGCTTTAACAAATGATGTTGATAAGTTAGTTCGTGTTGGTATTAACACTGCAAATCCTCAATACGAATTAGATGTTGATGGTCAGATCAGAACGACCACATCTATTATTTCAGATACTGCAAGAATTCAGAACCTTGATATTGACACGATTGTCAATCCATCATTGAATCTTAAAGCACCTATATTAAATACGTTTGCTGATCCTGATACTGGCGAGGTCTTGTTCCCAAGATCTACTACTCCATCATTTAGTGATGATAGTACGAATATTGCTACCACAAATTTTGTCTATAATATTGCCACTAATGACGTTGGTGGTCGTATCTATGTTTCTGCTCAGATTGGTTCTGATACATTTGATGGCAGATCTGCTACCAAACCTGTAAGAACTATTAAAAGAGCAACTCAACTTGCTGCTGAAACTACAGATAAAGAAACTTTAATCGTTGCAGGTGGAGATTATTTAGAAGATAACCCAATCTCCCTGCCAAACCTTTGTTCAGTTGTTGGTGATAACATTCGTCTGTGCATCATTCGACCTGCCAATCCTGGCAAGCACATGTTCAAGTCGTCGAATGAGAACTATGTAACTGGTATCACATTTAGAGATCAAATTGACTCCGATAATGTAGCAATTAAAACTTGGTCTTTTGCTTATGTATTTGACGATAAGCAAAGATTCTTCTACCCTAAATCTTTAGGCGGACAATTTGGTAGAACCTTTAATCTTGGTCATAAAATTGCTGCTGCTCAAGAATGGGAACTGACGTTCTCATCTAATGGTGGTGGAATTTTACTTGTTCCAGGTCTTACATTAACTGCCCCTGGATCAGCAGGTACTGGTGTCATTACAAGTGTCGTTTTTGATGATAACACCAGCGATACTGGTAAACTAGTCATTAGTAGTATTACAGGTACTATTGAATCTACTGGTGGCGTTTATACGTATGAAGCAAATAATCCTGTAGTTGTTTATAATGTAAGTGTCACTAGAGGGGTTCAGTTAACACCTGATGCTCAAGTTGTTAAGCATGTAACTACCCATCCATCATATACAGTTACTTCAATTAAAACTGATGCTGCATATCCAAATGGATTAGTATTTACTACTGTCGATTATCATGAGTTTGAAGTTGGACAATATGTAGGTATTACTAATTTACCTTCAACTGGTCTATATGCAGATTTAGATAGGTACAATGGTCGTCAATATATTTCACATAGAATTGAAACTGCAGATGGTTTCAGTAAGAAGTTTGTAGTATATAAGGATACTCCTACAGATCTTGCAGCACTTGGAGCACCTGGTGGTGAATATGGTGTTTCTGCTTTTGGTGTTCTTGTAGAATCGGATGATCATTATGTTGTATTCTCACTTGACAACTCACCACGTAAGTTTGATGAATCTATAAAGAGTCCAAACAGATTCCTTGATGCAGTTGATTTGATTGGTAGGAATGAACTTACCATTTCAAAAGAAGCAGTAAGAAGAGTTGAAGAAGAGTATCCAACTTTAATAATTCCAGATAGTGCTCAGTGTGAAACTGACATTAAGCACATCATGAATGCTATTAATTATGACCTTACTTGGGGTGGTAATGCAGCAACTCAAGAAGCAGCAGAAAATTACTTTACTTCTGGTGCATTAAATCATATTTCAGATCAACTAAAAGAAACTTCTTACGCATTTGAGCAAGCAAGAGACCTGTCTATTCAGGCAATGCGTAACCAGTTGAACACTGTAAGTACAAGTTCAACTGCTGCAATTACTAGACCAGCTGGTTATACTGGTCAATATAGATCTGTTATTTGGGATAACGAAAAGTTTGTTGCTGTAGGTGATGATGGTGCAATCCATACTTCTACAGACGGAACTACTTGGGTAGCACAAACTACTGGTACAACAGAACAACTTAATGATATTAGATGGAATAAATGGGCAGTTGGTGAAAGAGGAATTCCTGAGTACGTTGTTGTTGGTAATAATGGGACAATTCTCTGGTCAAATAATGCAGAAACTTGGTATAGTATAACCTCTGGAACTTCAAGGGATTTAAAGGCAA